ATATCGCAGACGTTTCACACTATGTTAAAGAAGGTGGTATAATTGATGAAGAAGCTATTAAAAGAGCAACATCAGTTTATCTTGTTGATAGATGTGTACCAATGTTACCAGAAAGATTAAGTAATGGTGTATGTTCATTAAGACCTAATGAAGATAAACTTTGTTTCTCAGTTATAGTTAAGTTAGATAGTGAAGGAAAACTATTAGATAAATGGTTTGGAAAAACTATTATACATTCAGATAGAAGATATTCTTATGAAGAAGCACAAGAAATAATTGAAGGTAAAGAAGGAGATTTCAAAACCGAAATACTATTATTAGATAGTATTGCTAAGAAAATGAGGAAACAAAGAATTAGTGATGGTTCTATCGAAATGGGTGGTATAGAAGTTAGATTCAAATTAGAACCAACTACAAAAAAACCTATTGGAGTTTTCTTTAAAGAACAGAAAGATGCAAATAAACTTATTGAAGAATATATGTTACTTGCAAATAAATTAGTAGCAAAACTTCTTTATGATGCTAAGTATCACAATGTTTATAGAGTACATAGTACACCTAATGTTGAGAAGTTAGAAGCACTTTCTCTAATATGTAAGAATTTTGGATATACTTTAGATGTTGTTGAAAATACACAAGATTTGAAAAAATCTATAAATGAATTGGTTGCTGATATAAAAGGTAAACCGGAAGAAAATATGATCGAAACTTTAATAACAAGATGTATGTCTAAAGCAAGTTATACAATAGTAAACTCTGGTCACTATGGATTAGGTTTTACTCACTATTCTCACTTTACTTCACCGATTAGAAGATATCCAGATTTAATTACTCATAGAGTTTTACTAGATTTCTTAAATAAGAAATCAAATGGTAGTCCTCAAAAAATTGAAGGTATGGCAAAATGGTGTTCCGAAAGAGAAATCTTAGCAGCAAAAGCTCAGCGTGATTCTATCAAATATAAACAAATTGAATTCTTAGAAGATAAAATTGGACAAGTATTTGATGGAATTATATCAGGAGTAACTGATTGGGGAATGTATGTTGAACTTATTGAAAGTAAATGTGAAGGTATGGTTAGATATAATGGTAATCATAAAGTAGATGCAGAAAACTATACAGTGAATTTAAAATCCGGTGGATCGGTAAGATTAGGTGATGAAGTAAAAGTAATTGTAAAAGCAGTTGACTTAGACAGAAAACAAATCGATTTTGAATTGTTCTAATGGATTATTTATTTGATGTTATATTAAGTGATGATTTAGAATTTGATGATTATAATTTAGCACTTTCTAGTTATCCAACTTGGAAATCTGTTTATCGTGAGATAAAATTAAACTATCTTTTAGAAGATAGTAAAAAAATACAGTTTGACATTGATGATATTCAGAAGTATATTACACTTGATGATCGACATAGTCATCAAGTATCTTTACAAAAAGTATGTTGTAGTATAACCGGAATGACATTTATACTAAATAATAATAGTATTGAAAAACTTACATTGAAATCTAAAATACTTGATACAGAATGTGGTAAAATAATTAAATCAATTATTGATACTGGTATAGAAATTAAAGTAAGTCAATTTTTATATGAAAAGACTTTAAACTTTATAATAGAAGCACCAAAAAATGCTGCATAAAAAAATCCTTTCAATTGAAAGGATTTTTTATTATATTAGAATTCAAACTCCCCACCGGATTCAGGAGCAGCAGGAGCCTCAGGTGCCGCCTGAGGTGCCGCCTGTGCACCACCAGTTTCTGGAGCAGCCTGACCACCACCTTCTGGAGCAATTTGACCACCACCTTCTGGAGGAGCACCACCTTCAGCAGGCATTCCAGCACCTCCACCACCACCTTCTGATGGCATACCTGGTTCACCAGTTGCACCAGCTGCAGCATTCATTGCATCTTTGTCCCAGTACTTTTGGTTTTCTGCCTTTTCTTCAGGAGTAAGTTTAAAGATATTATCCATAATCCACTCAATATGAAAATAAGGTTTTTCACCATTCATTACACCAAGCATTGTACCAACAATACCTGCTTTCTTTTCTAAGTTATTTAATTTCTTCCATTCTTCAAATACCTGATTTGAAAAGAAAGTAACATCAACACCATTTGTAAAGAATTCATCCTCTATAAACTCAGGGAATTCTATCAACATTTGTAGTCTTAGAGGTTTAACAATCAATTCTTTGAAATTTGCTCTCAATCTACTAATAAAGTTATGAAATTTAATCTCATCTCTTGTCATCTCAGCTGCATCAGTAACTAAATTACCACCACCATTATCACTTTCAAATCTTGACATTGGAATCTTAGAAGATCTTTTTAATGCCTTGAAGAACCAATCTAACATCGAGTCATCATTTAAGTTATGTCCTTGTGGAGAAACTAATTCCATATTAGGTGTACCACCATCTCCCTCAGGAAACCAAATTTGTTTGTTATAAGGTAAGTGTTTAGAACCATTGATAGTCATTGTACCCAATGATTCATCCCATTCTACTTCTTCTGAATAATCATGAATCAATTGTCCTATTTGTTCTTCTGCTCTTTGTCTAGACATACCTTTAATCGGAATAGTAAACTTTTGATAAACTGTTGCATTGATAATGTTAAACATTATTCTTGTTTGTTGTAAAATCTTTAATTGGTTATAAGGTTTAATTAAACCCTCTATATATGATGTTTCAGAAAACTCATTCTGCGTCGAATATGAAATGTAAACTAATTGTGAATCTAAAAATATTCTTCTTAATTGTGGATCTTCAGGGAACTGAATCCATAAATGACCTATACTTGGCTCATATGCAGGAACTACCGTCTCTGGTCTAATTCTATTGAATCCAATAATATTCTTCTTTTTATCATCATAAATAATCTCAAGTGCTAAATATCCATCAATCAAGAAATCCTTCATCATGTTCCAAGCAGTGATATTATCCGCGAATCCAAACTTGTTATAAATCTTCTCAAAATACTCTTGGTATTTATCTTGTACCTCTTGTGAATAAGATGTTGGGAGAGCCGTAATAGAACAGAAATCTCTCTCATCATTATACACTATACATTCATCTGCAACAGTACTTATAAAGTCTCTAATTTCATCTTTAACTGAATACTCTCTTAAAATTCTTCTCTTATCTGCGTAAGCTTTATCTAAATAAGGAATAGATTTTCTGTTTAATACTGATGCAACGGCTCTTTGGCTAAAAAAATCGTACATCGAATTTCCTTTAGCCGCATACGGATCCTCATTGATACCAATACCTACTTGGTTTCTTACAATCATATCATCGAAGTTCATTCCATATGATGATAAGTTTCTTAAAATCCTACTAAATAATCCTTTGTTATCAACTCCAGATGAATTGACCATCGCAAAGTTTGATCCAATGTTATTTTGATTTTCCTGACTAAAATTATTATATGAAGCCATATTCTAAACTATCTTTCTTTATATCTCTGTTTATTTTACTACAGAGTGGTTGCAAATTAGTATAATGATTTAATTTTATTATTTCATCTTCTTTATCTACACTTGATAATGGTATAACATGATCTATATCCCAACCATAGTTAAATTCACCACTATACAATCCTCTATTATCCCAGTTCATCCAAGGTTCAAACTTAGACTCTAAATACTCTTTTAATTCTTCAAAAGAACATCCTAATAGTTCTTCAGTCTTTGAATTTTTTGAATAACCATTATAATAGAATGAATTATATATTAAATTTCTAACATTTGTTATTAGTCTAAATAGAGGATCATTCTGTCTTCTTTCACTTAGATAAGTATTTCTCTTATCTTTATTTTTTCTTTGATACTCCTTTTGATACTCTAATTTAGATTCCTTATTATTTTCATATGTACTTTTTCTTTGTAAAAGAATAGATTCTTTATTTTCTAAATAATAGTTTCTCTTTGAAATTGGATTATATACTCTATTTTTTGAATATTCTCTTTGTTTATCTTTATTAGCTTCTTTATATTCATTTTCACATGTAATACATTGTGAGCGATATCCACTTTTATTTCTAGAACACTTATAGAATAAAGTCAATTCTTTATCTAACTTACATTTACTACAACTCTTCATTAGACTTTTTATTTTTTTCAATATAAATGTATCTACCTGTTGGAGTAAGTTCTATATCGATTACACCTTTTTTAACCCAGTTACTTAGTGTTCTTCGGGTTATATTATATTTTTCCATTACATCTTTTGCTTTCATATAGTATATATTAAAAATAGGTTTCCTCTTTTTCTACATTATACATATTTTTCTATATTTTATCTCTTTCCATACTTGGTAAGACTGGTCTGCAGACGTTTTATATGATCTCTCATAACATTATATTTATCGGATATTTCATTATTTACGTCATAAAACTCACTTAAAATAGATGAGATTACTTCTTTATGCCTTTCATTTCTACTAGAAAGTTTTGCTTGCCAAATTTGTACTAGTTTCTGTGGATCATATTTATCGATAGGATGTTGTGAGTAAAGAAATCTACGTAGTAGTTCTAAATGTATTCTATGAACTAAGACTAATTGTACTGCATTAAACTCCATTAAAGAGTATTCAAATCCAGTATTTAGTAATTCCTTATACATTCCTTCATAATTTACTTTTAGAAAGTTATTATCTTCAAAATCTTTTGGTTGTATATACTTATCAAATATCTGTGCTCTTATCTCCATTGGAACAAAATTAAAATTCACTGCAAATAAGATTACTTTATCTTCAAATTTTTTAAAATCAACAACAAATACTGGTGAATATTTCAGCCAATTAGAATCATCTTTATAATGAAAAAAATAAAAACCACCAGGATAAATATCTTTAATGTTTATAGATTCAACATCTTTACCTGATTTATTATACTTTTCGTAGAAAAATAAAGAGTTGTTTTTGAAATTTTCGACTATTCCATTTCCATTATAAAGTAAAGCTAGTTTAACACGTTCTAACAAAGAATCAACAACTGCCATAAGAGAATTATTTTTATTTATATATAAAATATGATAAATTCAAAACCAAATAATAAGAACTACAATCAGGGAAATTTCATCCCGGTAAATAAGGATAAAGTAATGAAACTAAATACTAATGGTGGTGTTTACTTTAGAAGCTCGTGGGAGAAGAGAATAATGACTTGGTTAGATAATAACTCAAATATTTTAATGTGGGGTGCAGAGTGTCTTAAAATACCTTATCAGATGACTCATTTTGATAATGGTGATATGAGGGTAAAAGAACATTGTTACTATCCAGACTTCTACTATGAGATGCAGCTTACAGATGGTAGTAGAAAAAGAGTTGTAGTTGAAGTAAAACCAATGAAGGAATATCAAAATGTGATTGATTTAAACGAAGGAAGACTTACAGTACCTACAAATGGTTTAAAGAAACTAAAAAGCTTTGAATATGATCTTAAAATGGCTTATAAAAATAAGAATAAATGGGAGACTATGATTTCTTGGTGTGATAAGAAAGGATATGACTTTATTATAATAACTGAACTACACTTAAAAAAGTTTGGTATATAATAAAGTAAGTAAAATAAGAATTACTACGTGAGGATATAGATAAGAAAATACTCGGTATATCTTTTTATTTATATGATACAATGGAAACTTTAGTAGATATGTTATGAATAAGATATAGAAGTATAACTTATCATCTGTAAATAGACCTATGAATACAAATATGTAGAAGAATAGATTTATATAATAATATAAAACTTCTAGTAACTTGACACTAGTCTTTTCAGAAAACTTGTGTTGTAAATAATCTCTATTTTTTAGAAAATAAAAATTATTTATAATAAATAAAATTAGTAAACTAACAATCATTTGGTATTATATCTTTTAGTTGTATTAGATTATTAAATTCATTTTGTAATAATCTAATTGTTTTATCTATCTTTACTAGGTTGT